TTTTGCTGCCGCTCTTGTAACTCTATCTTTAAGAGCTTTAAATGATGGGAGATTATCAAAGAAGCGTTGTCTAACTGCTCTAGCATGTTTCGTGTCTCCTCCAAGAATTGTTGATAACTTTTTATCTCCTGCTCCGAAACAAAGGGCATATATGAAAGTCTTCGCCTTACTTCTTGATTCCAATCCTGCAAGATGTTGATTAGTGGTGTGTATGTCTCCGTGGAGTATTTCATTTGTAAAGTCCTTATCGTTCATGTAGTGTGCAAGACAACGCAACTCAATACTAGAAGCATCTGCTCCTGTTAATCTATATCCAGGTGGTACAGTCCAAATTTCTCTACACTCTTTACCATACTCTGAATTAACGCTTGGTATTTGAGCAGCGTTAGGTGAGCGATGTGTCATTCTAGACGTTATTGTACCGTTATGATTAACAAAGCCATGTATTCTTCCATCAGTCTGTAACTCTTTTAACCAAGAAGTTATCTGAGCTATACGCTTTTGAAGCATGAGATACTCAGCTATTAACTGTGCTTCAGGTATCTGAATATTTTTTAATATAGATTCATCTACCATAGGCTGACCTGTAGGAGTAAACTTATTAGGCTTCCATCCCAATTCCTGCAACCTATCTCCTATCTGCTTCCTTGATCCTAAATTAAACTCCTCAATTTCTTTTCGGATGATAGGATTGCAGCGGTTTGAATTACTTTGCTGACATTCTAATATAGAATATTCTTCCTCAGTTAAACGAGTACTGCTTCCATGCTCAGTCCTTCCCATCTTAGAAAGCTTCCCTGATTTAGTTATCTTAGGGTATATCTTAACAGGAGTTTCACGATCACCTAACACTGAATGCACTTCTCGTTCTACCTGGCCCATTCTTTTAGTCAAAAGATCTAGCAAGGCAGTCGCTTTATTATCATCAAAATAAAATCCTTTGATTCTTTGACGATTAATAATGTCAGCAACTTTATGCTCTGTATTTACAGAGTCCATAGAGAATCCTGCACTTTCCTCTTTAAGCTTATTATAAACTAAATAATTTAGTTTAACATCACGCTCACAATAGGTGATCATGTCTTCAGAAAACTCTTCGTAACCATCAAACTCAATTTTATGATACCCTAATCTATATCCCCAAGCCTCTAAGCCATGTCCTCCTTCACGTACTGGATTAAAAAGCCTAGATAAAACTAAAGTATCTACAATCTTTTTAGAACTTAACTCAGCCCCTGCCAAATCTCTCAGTACAGGTATGTCAAACCCTAAAATATTATGTCCAATTAGTTTATCGTAACCCTCTAAAAATTTAACGCCTTGATCTATTTGATCAGGCCTAAAGATATGTGTCTCTTGTGTCTCAACATCTAATCCAATGATACACCAGATTTTAGTAGAGACAAGACCGTCTGTTTCTATATCGAATACTATTGATTTCAAAATGGAACTCCATCATCTAAGTCTGTAAATTCTAAATCTACTTCAGATAAGCGACCGCTATCTTTGTTATATAACAAATGAGTAGCCAGTCCCACATCTCCTGTATATCTAGATTTAAGAACATCTATTTTTGTTGTGTTGGCAAGTGTCTGGTCTTCAGATCTAGGATTCCTGGTCAAAGATAAAACACAATCAGAGAGTTGTCCTATTGATTGACTCCCTCTCATATGACTTATGTTTACTTCAGCACCATCCTCATGCCCTCTATTACCTTCAATCTTTCTGAGGTGCGACACAAGAATCATACCGCATCCTGTCTCCTCAACCAAAGATCTTAGCCTAGTCATTATGTTATCTATAGCTCTTCTCTCATCTCCAGTAGCTAACGAAGACACTAACATATGCAAGTGATCTACAATGATCCACTTACAATCGCATCCCACAATTAGATAACGCAGTTTAGAAAAGATCTCCTCGACATCATGCTGACCAAGGTGTGAATAAATCCAAAGTCTATTTTCAGCAACGCCTTTAAACAAATTGTTATAGTGTTCGCGCCATTTTTCTTTTGGATATTCTTCACGTATTTGCTTAATGTATAGTTTAGTATTAGCCTCAATAGATACTAAAGAATCCACAGTGCGGTTCTTGTTTTCTTCAAGGGCTAATATACCTACATTATCTTGAGTATTTTTTATGAGCCAATACTCTAACTCTCTAGTGATACTAGACTTACCTAGTCCAGTACCGCCAGTTAAAGTTATAAGCTCACCCATCCTCAAACCAAATAGTTTATCGTTTAATCCTTTCCAAGGATAAGGAACAGAGCTTTGTTCTTCACGGTTAAAATATTCCTCCTCCATGTCAGATACATTAACAATGCCTGATGGAGTATAGACCTTAGCAGCCCACCACACAGTAGTATAGTCGTTAAAGCTTCCAGATCTAAGCATATCATTAGGATCTTTCATGCCCTCTGGCAATGTTAAAATCTTAGCTTTGCCTGGAGTTAATAACATAGCTACACGTTTGGCTGCTTCTCTGCCAGGTTTATCGTTATCGAAATTAATAACTACAGTGTCGAACTTCTCAAGGAACTCTAAGCTGCTTTTAGCATCTTTCTCTGCTCCTCCTGCTCCGTTCTTAATAGATACCACAGGCCACTTAGAACCTAGTAATTCATAAGCAGCCATAGCGTCACATTCTCCTTCGACTAAGGTAATATATTTCCCGCCACTCTGGAATAATTGTTCTCCAAATAAACCAGAGTCTTGTGGATTACCTTGCCATGAAAAAGATTTATCAGGCTCTCTTATTTTATAACCACTGATTTCAGTTTCGTTGTGGTAGGGGTAGAAGTGTTTTATAATATTAGATTGATGATCCGCAATACTTTTAACACCGTATTTTCTAGCAGTCTCTAATGAGATACCGCGATCATTTAATGTGTTAAAGGCAGCGTTAGAATCAATCACAATATTATTTTTGTATTTTGAAAATTCGATCACAGGCTCCTCCATTGTATTGTAGTAGTCTGGAATCCTAGTTAAACAACTAAAGCACCAACCTGATTGATCCTCATTAATACTTACTGCATCATGAGAACCACACTCAGGGCAGGGCTGGTGTAGTTTTATAAATGACATTTAATTCTCCGTATGTCAAAGATAGGGGCAGGGTGAGCGCATACTAGCCACTCCCAAGCTTGCGGTTGAGGCCTTCCCTGTTACCAAGCGGCCATACCCCTAAACTTTTTAAAAAAAAGGGGCCGAAGCCCCTACGATCAGCTATCCTCCTGGCTTTCGCCATCTGTAGTCGCAGTTTCTGGCTCAGTCATCTTAGCCTCATCACTAAGATTGTCCTGAATTATAGAGTTATATTGGGCTTGAGCTGCTCTCAAGATATTTAATCTTATTTCAGCTTCCCTCAACTCATTCTGCTGAAGTTGTGCCAGCATCATAAAAGCTTGTTGAGCTTCTTGATTTAGTTTAGAGACATCATAATCGATGTCAGCATTTCTATATACAGTCTTTGGAGCTGTCTGTTCTACTTCACTCATAGTTCTTCAAGCTCCTCACTTTCTGCACCCTCATCCTCAAATTCCATTTCGGTCTTTGATTGTGAGCTATATTCAACTAACTCCAATACTTGCATACCGACAAAATCTAATGAGGTTCCAGTCTTACCTGCATATTCCCACTCGAAAGGCTCATACTGCACCTTAACTTTAGAGCCATTACCGACCATAGCATTCAAGGGAACTGCTCTGCGATCTACTAAAGTAGGTGCTAATCTAGTACCGCCTTTAGCCTTATTAACCTTTCGTTTAATAACGATTGCAGGGCCTTCATCCATTTGCTTGATAGGCACACCTTTCGATGCAAATTTATCAGCCGTTGCCTGGTCAATAACCAAGTCCACTGAATAAACAGGTTCAAACTTTGTGTTGGGCGTGAGTACAGAGGCCCAATAAGCTGTTCCAGTTACCGTTGCCATAAGCATAGTCTCCATTCATTAATTAATCTAAATAACGATAGCAAAATTCTTAACAAAAGTCAAGTGTTTTTTTATCGTCCTACCAAATAATCTAGAAAATCGCCAAAGTGATTAGGAATCACAGTATCAATCTCCTTGATTATATCTTCATCTTCAAATTCATAGCGCAAATATCTAGCGAATTTATAAAATAACTTTCTACCTGGCATTGCGTTATAGTTGTGTGCAAAATGTTTAGTCCAAGCATCATCTAATGCTTCCATCATTTCAGAGTTAGGATCTATGTCACTCACTTTGTCTCCTCAATCATAATTGAATTACCGTCATCAAGTACCCTTGTGAACCCATTGCATTCAATGCTTTCTTCGCACGAAAAACAAATATCTCCTTCCATCCATGTGAGGATACAATCACATTCCAAACAATGATCATGAGAATCCTCTGCTTCATCACAAGTACATTGGTTCTTGTTCACTTAACATTCTCCTCATATTCAATCACAAGTTTCCATCTAAAACTAGAGGGGACTATACCTTTATCAATAAGGAAGTCAAGAACCATCTCATCTATCGGCCCTTCTTCAGACGGTGAAGCATCCTTAACATCGAGTGTTATTTGTTTCATATATTAACCTCTTCTGCTTGGACGGTCAGCGTAACGCTCACAGATCCCTCTGTGTTTTGACGATACAATTCTTTTACATCGTCATATAATTCCAATACTTTTCGATGAATAAATTCCCGCTCACCAACTGTATAATATCCTGCATAGGGAAGTTTAATTAAAGCAAGTACATCATTGTCCCTGCTCTTGACTCCGTGATCTGCGACTGCTTTTATTTCGTATGAATCCATAATGTTCTCTCAATTAAATTAAAGTGAGCAGTTTAATATCATACTCAGGATAGCCCTCTAAGCAGCCTTTGCAAATGAGTTGCTAGAAATAATCTTTCTAACAATCTCAGTATTTTTATGGCCTTCTTTAGGAAGGTCTACAATAGTATTTCTATTTGTAGGTTTCGGTGCGTAGTGTGTAGACCAATCGGTAAGCACATTGTAAACAGCCCAATAGTTTTTACCTAGCTTTGTAGCGTAATGACTAGCCCACTTATCTAGCATATAAATAAGTTTCTTGTTTTTCCTGGTATTAGAATCTTCAAGAACTTCATAGATGCTTTCACCATCATCAATCTTAGCAATAGCTGCTTCAGCACCAGAAGCTTTTGCAAATATTTTAAAAGCTTCATTCATTGTTACAGGTGTGTTATGCCACTGATGCCAGATTTCATTTTGTTTATCCATGATCCCCAACACATTAGCCATTATCTGATTAGATTGATTTAAGCTAAGGCTTTGAGTGTGTTTATTTTTATAATAACCTGACGCTCCGTTAGTGAATATCTGACCATTCATACAAGCCCATTGTTTTAATCCAATAGTAGAATGATAAGCCATAAGAGAGTTAATTGAATTAACTTTGAGCAAAGTCAAGTGTCCCGAATCACCGTCAGGAGTTTGAATTGTGTGGTTAGGTAATTCATGTCGAACAAAACAAACTGCACCATCATAGCCTACAGTAATGTCTTCTTTAACGCCATTGAGATCTAAGTCGCTGCGCTCAAGTAAATTCCTGGCAGAATCTATCATGTCGGTATGTGAAATTAGTTTATAGCGAGGACTGTGGCTTCCTAAAAAGCCTCCAGTATCAGTGCGGTAATAAGCTTCTTGTGGAACTTGCTTATCTAACAAGTCACCAGTGTCTAAAGTGGCATTGAATTTAAGA